CACGTGAATTACTGAGCGGTGCGCACAGATTGTTGGGGCTAGTTAACTCTGGCAACGTGCTTCCCGAAGCCGTCTACCAAGACAATCTAGTAGCTTTAAATCAAATGATTGATAGCTGGGACACTGAACGCCTAGCTGTTTTTTGCACGCAGGATCAAATTTTTTATTGGCCTGCTGGCGCTAGAATACAGACGCTAGGCCCGAGCGGCGATTTTGCCCTGTTGCTAGGCACTCAAGCGCCTGAACCCTTGGGCACGCAAAACGATAATTTTATTGCTTTAGAAGATAGCAACCCTGGCACGCCTAAAAGGCCCATTTTGCTTGACGATTCGACGTTTTTCCGCGATCCGACGACTAACGTGTCGTACGGCATCAAGTTTATTAACCAGTTGCAATACAACAACATTGCGGTTAAAACGGTGCAAAGCACGTATCCGCAAGTGCTGTTTGTTAACAACACATTTCCCAACATTACGCTGTCGGTATATCCAGTACCTAACCGGCAATTAGAATTTCATTTTATTTCCGTTCAGCCGTTAGACAGCCCCACGACGCTGAACACTAACTTGGAGTTTCCGCCGGGCTACTTGCGAGCGTTTCGCTATAACTTGGCATTAGAGCTTGCGCCCGAGTTCAACGTAGAGCCGCCGCCTGAAGTGCGCCGGGTTGCTATGTACAGCAAGCGCAACTTGAAACGTATCAATAATCCGCGTGATCTCATGGCTATGCCGTATAGCCTCATAGCGCGGCGCAACCGCTACAACATTTACGCCGGGAATTTCTAACTATGGCGACTAAAATCACCATTTCTAACCTTCCGGCTACGTCCTCGTCTTCGGGCGCGGATGCGTTTGTGTTGGTTCAAAGCAACCTGACCAAAAAGATTACTAACACTAATCTTTTTACAGGCGTCACGCTCACTAGCCCTACGCTAGTCACGCCGGCGCTTGGTGTGGCTACGGCTACTAGCATCAACAAAGTAGCGTTCACAGCTCCGGCAACCGGCGCAACGTTGACGATTGCCAATGGCAAGACGCTGACGGCTAACAACTCCGTTACGTTTGCCGGTACCGACGCTACGACAATGACGTTCCCGTCTACGAGCGCGTCAATCGCGCGCACTGACGCGGCACAGACGTTTACTGGCACGCAGACCTTTGCGGGTGCCGTAGTGGGTAGCGTGCAGGCGCTTTCCGGTCCCGGCGCTGTCAATATTACGACGCTGACTACAACGTTCACTTCTACCGGCGCGGGCAATGCTCTGACGTTGGTTGATGGCGTGGCGGGGCAGCTCAAGGCGATTGTGTATGTTGCCGAAGCCGCAGGTGGCGATACGGGCGTGTTGACGCCCACCAACTTTGGCAACGGCACCACCATTACGTTTAATGCCATAGGTCATAGCGTGCTCTTGCAGTTCCTCGGCACCGACTGGTGGATTGTGTCCAACAACGGCGCTACCGTTGCCTAAACTATGAAGACACCGATTCTAGGGTCATCTTATGTGGTGCGTAGCCCCAACGCGGCTGACGCACGCATGGTTAACTTGTACCCCGAAGTTATCCCCGAGGGGGGCAAGGAACCTGCGTATTTGCAGCGTTGCCCCGGCATGGAGCTAATTGCCTCGGTCGGTTCGGGACCGATTCGTGGGCTGTGGAACCGCGAGAACGACATCTACATTGCTTCGGGTAATGAGCTGTTTAAGCTGACGCCTAGCATTGTTATCACCAAACTCGGCGACATTACCGGCACCGGCCCGGTGTCGATGGCCGACAACGGCGTGCAACTGTTCGTAGCGTGTAATCCAGACGGCTACATCTACAACTTTATAACAGGCGTGTTTGCTCAGATTACCGATCCAGACTTCCCTGGTGCCGTCACCGTGGGGTATCTTGATGGGTACTTTGTGTTTAACGAGCCAAACAGCCAGCGTATCTGGGTCACGCAACTGCTCGACGGTTTGTCTGTTGACCCGCTGGACTTCGCTAGCGCCGAAGGATCGCCCGACGGTTTAGTAGCCGTTATGATCGACCACCGAGAAGCGTGGCTCTTTGGCACAAACTCAACCGAAGTTTGGTACAACTCGGGTAATGTTGACTTTCCGTTAGAGCGCATCCAAGGTGCTTATAACGAAATTGGTTGTATTGCGCCGTACTCGGTTGCCAAACTCGACAACACTGTGTTTTGGCTAGGGGCTGACGCTCGCGGTCGCGGGATTATCTACCGCGCAAACGGCTACCAAGCCGTGCGCGTATCAACGCACGCCGTTGAGTTTGCTATTCAGCAGTACAGCGATATGTCCGACGCGCTGGCGTACACCTACCAGCAAGACGGCCACGCGTTCTACGTACTAATTTTCCCGTCTGCCGATACGACGTGGGTGTTTGACGCCGCGACCGGCGCTTGGCACGAACGTGCTGCGCTCGTCAACGGCGAGTACAAGCGCCATCGGTCTAACTGCCACGCAGCTTTTACTGGCTATCCGACAGTTGGCGACTTCCAAAACGGCAACATTTACCAGTTCAAACTGGACGTGTATTTAGACGCTGGGGTCGTGCAGAAATGGTTACGCCGCTGGCGTGCGTTGCCCACTGGGGAAAACAACTTAACCCGCACTATTCATCACCAGTTGCAGCTTGACTGCCAAACGGGTGTGGGCCTTTCGGGCGACGCGTCCTCGTCAGCGTTGGACCTAATTTTGTCTACGGAAGGCGCGGTTGAAATTGAAACTAACCAAGCTGTAGCGCCCAACACAGAGCCAAGTTCGCTGTACGCTCTTATCGGCCCTAACGTCGGCACGGACCCGCAGGTCATGCTGCGCTGGTCGGATGATGGCGGCCATACGTGGAGCAATGAATACTGGCGCGACGTGGGGCCAATTGGCACCACGCAGACCCGCGTAATCTGGCGCCGGCTTGGCGCGACGATGAAGTCGCGGGATCGCGTGTACGAAGTCTCGGGGACTGACCCCGTTATCGTGGCTATCATGGGAGCGGAGCTACAGCTTAGCCCGACAACCGCATGACGACGCCCAATACGACCAACATCCCCGCGCCTCGCGTGCCGTTCGTCGATGAACGTACGGGCCTCATTTCGCGTGAATGGTTCCGGTTTCTTAACAACCAGTTTCAACTGACAGGCGGCGGCACAACCGCCATCTCGCTCGCCGACCTGGAGCTTGCGCCGTACAGCGACGCAGCGACTGAGGCAGAGCTTACGGTCGCGCAGTCGCGCATCGAGGCGTTGGAACTAACGCCGCGCCCACCTGAGCTGACGCCGGTGAGCTTTGGATCGTTTTTTTCCACGCAGACCCAAGTAGCGACCGTCATCAACACGGCCACAGCGATCAGCTACAACAACGCCGATACCGCTTATGGCATTTACCGCGATCCAACGGATAACACCAAGATTAAGGTATCTCGCCCCGCTATCTACAACGTCCAGTTCTCCATTCAGGTGGACAAGACTTCAGGCGGTACCGGCCACTTTTACATTTGGGCCGCTATTAACGGCACGGCGGTTGCTAATTCTGGGTCGGTGATTCGAGTTCAGGGCAACAACGCCGAAATCTTCTCAGCGGCAAACTTTTTCTTGCCGCTGTCCAACGGCGACTATTTTCAGTTATATTTTTCCGTTGACAGCCTTAGCGTGCAGTTGGAGCACTTTGCTGCTTCGGCCCCTGTGCCCGCGATTCCATCCATCATATTGACCGTGATGCAGGTATATATATGACCGTATTTCTTTCCCCGCTGGCCGGTGCCGGCGCACAGTTTTTTGACGGTGCTGGCAACCCGCTTGCAGGCGGTCGCATCTTTACTTACACGGCGGGCACCACGACGCCAGAGGCGGCCTATACCAGCATCGGCGGGGGCACAGCGCACAGCAACCCCATTGTGCTCAACTCCGAAGGCCGAGTGCCGGCGGAGATTTGGCTGTCCGAGGCGGTCAGTTATAAGTTCATCCTGCAAACGGCAACGGGCGTGCAAATCGGCACGTACGATGACATCTCGGGCGTCAACGATTTGACGGTTTCGGGCATTAGCTGGTCAAACGTTACGGGCACACCGACGACGCTTTCGGGCTACGGCATTACCGATGCGCTGTCAACGGCGGCTGCTGCGGCAACTTACGCCCCGATTGCAAGCCCGACGTTTACCGGCACGGCGTTGATCCCCGACAACGCGCCCTCAAACACCAACTTTCCGGTCGGCTACCGCGAGGCGCCGCTAAATAGCAACGCAATTAACTATACGCTCATCGCTTCGGATGCCGGTAAAACCCTTGCAATGAACGGGAGCAGCGTGACGTTGACCATTCCGGCCAACGCCGCCGTACCCTTTTCGACGGGAACGGTATTTATTGTTATCAATCTCAATGCAAGCGCTTTGTCTATTGCTATCACGTCCGACACGTTGACGCTTGTTAACAGCACCACGACCGGCACGCGGACACTTGCGCGAAACGGCGTGGCGACCTGCATTAAGATCGGCGCAACCTCTTGGCTCATCAGCGGAGCGGGCTTGACCTAATGAGTGGCGCTACCCTTGTTGCGTTCATTAACGGCAGCACCGGCGGCGCTGGTGCGGGCGTGTTTGATTTTTCCGAGCCGGGATCGGCATTAATTGCTATTCCTGTGGGCGCTTTAGGCGTAACCATCCAAGTCTGGGGTGCGGGTGGCGGGGGTGGGTACGGCTTTTTTGGCGAGCTAGCCCCAGGCGAGCCTGAAGTGTTCCCCGGCGGTGGTGGTGGTGGCGGCGGCTACAGCAAGACTGTTTTGTCGTTGTCGGGGCAAGACGGCA